GATTTGTTTGAGAAAGGCATATTGAGCAAAGCTATTGTAGATGTTCCGCCTAAAGTTGTTGCGTTCATAATGACGGTGACATTTACAATAACGATATCGCCAATTTTTTCATAAAGGCAAGTTGCAGATTTTATTTTATCAATCTGAGTAGAGTACGGTGTAAGAGTAGCTGTACCAAGTTCGATATTTGATGAGTCATATTTACCGTCAAGCGAAGTTTGGGTTGTCTTTTCAAATGCCAAAATTTCGTCTGCAACCTCTGGGACGCCCTCTGCAACTTCATTCGGTAAGTAGATTGATTCTTTTTCGGCAATCATAATTTTGGACACCTTGAAAGTACCACTATTATAAGTACCAAACCTAATCGTTATAAACGATGTATCATTGTTTGTGACAAATGTTCCTTTACCATTCTTTATAAATACAAGAGCTCCATCAGTATGGTTTCCGTTAAAAAAAACCGCAGAATGGCAAGCATAGTTGTTTACAGTATAATATACCCAATATTTGGTATTCGGTTTTACACTTATTTTCGTTGTTCCGGCAAGAGATACCTGCCAACTATTTGTATAGGTGTCTTTTTCCGTAGCGGTAAAGGTAATTGATTTTTCGTCAAAATTCAGCTCATCAAGTGTACCGTGAGCAATTGGCTTACTTGATTTTTGCAAATTATTTGCCCACTCATCGAAATCGAAAATATTCAAGCTGTTAACAAGGTTAGCTTTGTTTGCCAGTAAAGCATCAACATCTACCTTATCAGCTTTTTCGCCGAGCGAATTATCGGTTTCAGTCTTATCGGCTTTTGTAAGAAGAGAATTGTAAACAGTGCCGCTCGTGAGATAGCACGGGCTATTATTTTTGGGTTCACTGTCAAACGGCATTGAATTGAGCTTTTGGGCAAGTTTTTGGTCTGTTTTTTCCTTCGTATATGCGTCCGTAATGCCGTACCCTGCAAGCGTTGTCGATTTATTGGCTTTACTTGCAAGATTTGTGTCAACCGTATCAAGCCTTATTCCAAGCGAATTTTGACCGCCTCTTGCATTCTCGACTTCTTTTGTGATTTCCACAATAGAGCTGGCGCCCGGAAAAGCTTTACTGTCATCGTTGATTACGCTTTTTCCTACACGCAAACAAACGGTTTCAGCAGTTATGATTTCGTCGCCTTCCATAAGAACAATGTCCATTTTACAAATGCCTGATAATGCAAGCATTGTGTCCGTAAGCGTAACCGTGACTACATTATTTTTGGTGTCAACGACAGCGGGAACGCTGTCCGCAACGATTACATCGTCAACCGTAGCATTGACTTTTGCTGACATCGTAGAGGCAAGATCAACAGTTTCACCGTTGACGGTGAACGCAAAATCAATAATGCGTGAGCCTTTGTCGCCCTGTCTGACCTCTAAGATTTCGTAGTTCTTACAGCTGTTGATTTCGAGTGTCATTTTTGTATGATTAATGTTCAAATTTTTTCACCTCATTTAACTATATAATCAGATAACTTTGACTTCGCTGTGCCGAGTTCAAGACTGTTCCAACGTTCAAGCACAAAATCATAGTCTGTCTTAATGATTTTTGCTTGCAAGCTATCGTTTTCAGTATCAACATACACCGTGTCGCATAAATGCAGTCCAAGCATTTCGGTGAGTGTTGGAGGATAGTCGACTTTCACATTGAGCGTAGGCGCTCCGTTTGTGCGAACGAGCTGTCCTCTTAAAACCTGTGCTTGAATGTTTAGCTTTTGAATTAAAAAGTCCTTGTTCTCACCTGTGTGGGCATTAAAATCCCAGTAACCTGTTTCGTCGCCGATGTAGACCGAACCGCCGTCCGACACATCAACCGTTTTCACCTTAATGAGCTTAGACTTATGAGTTTTGAGTTCTTGCGGTTGTGAGCAGAGGACGAAGTTCTTGTCGCTATATGTATCGTGGCAAGTGGCATACGCTGCAACATGGGAACATATATCGTCTGAATTAAGCGTTTGCACAAGGCTACTAATGTTACTGCCCCAGCGCAAATGGCAGTCTATAACCGCCCCACGGTTTTTTAACAACGATACATTAAAATTGTTGTATTTATATTCACCGCCAAAAACATCAACAAGCGAACCGTCTGCACCACCCATAAAATCACCAAGAGTACAGGGCGTACAGAATCCAAGTGTCATAGATGATTTTGTGGTAATATCTGATGCAAATTTGAAATAGTGCTCCCACAAGGTTGCCTGTGGGAACAGCGAATCACCCTCAAAATCACGACCTGTGCAAAGTATATCCCACCATTCCTTTGGAGTGTGTACAACATCAGTTTGGTTGGAAGTTTCGACCAAAAAATTGTTATACAAATTGTGCTTGATGTGCTTTGCTTTAACCGTAATTGATTTTTTGTCTTTGTACTGCAAATCGTAAATCTCAAAATACTGCGGTTCATCGGTTGGGTTCGGTTTTGCCTTAATGAAATACTGCGTGTCGAGTAAATCAGCACACCTGTCCGTTGTCGATAACTCCATTTCAAGCAAATAATCGCCATTTCGCTCCTCAGTAACTTTACCGCTGATTATTTCCGTAATCCGTCCGAGCAAATTAAATCTACTGGGACCAATTGTTTTAAAATCCGATTTATACAATAAAGGGAACATTTTTATAATCTCCTCCAGTTCGGTCTTATTGACAGCAATGCGTTTTTATATACAGTTACAACAATTTGATTGTTTCCAACCTTTAATTTAGGAGGTATAGTGCCGTCAACAAATTTAGTTGTGCCGTCAGATTTATAAGCTATATACTGCAAGGTTGCGCCGTCAAGCACAGCGTAGTCATAACCGCCTGTGCACTTTAAATCAAGCGATTCGCCGTTTATGCTAACTTTAGCAATGGCCGTAGTATTACTACTGCTCACATTCGTGTTAGTTATAATGATAGTAGGCAAGGATTCATATTGTTCAGGATTGTGCAAAGAAACCGATTTATTAACTTCAAAATCAATAGTCCGCTGTCCGAGCTCTGAATACCACCACGGCTTGCGGTTGAATTTGATTTTAGTTGTAAGTAATGTTGGGAGTTCACGAACAATATCGTCAGTATTTGATATGTAAGCCTCGGTGAAATATCCGGGGTTATAAGTATCCTTGTACTTTTGGTAGCCACGATTCAAAGTTAGCCATTCGATAACAGCCCTCGCAAGGTGCTTTGCTGACAGTTCGGATAAATACGGCAAAAAGGAGATTTCACGTTCAAATTCAACATTCTTCCACCGCCCATTATCAAGCAAGACATCACCGTCTCTACACGGGATTTCAACCGTTGAAACATCTCTGACGGGAATTTCGTGCTGTGGTGCTTGTGTGATACGACCGCCGAAATATGATAGCCATTTACCTCCGAAATAAAAGTTATGCATACGCTTTCTGCCTCCTTGTGACTTCATCAGCTAACCGATTGCTCATATCTTCGACAAGGCTGTCAATATCCATGTCGTTATTAATTGCAACAGAGGGAATATTGATACTGATGTTGTTAATGATATTAGTGGAATCGTTTTCAAAAACTGAGCCTCTGCCTTCACGCTTCGATTGACGGTATTCCTCAGCCTCTTGAGCTGTGAGAACTGCCTCACCGGCATCAAGATATGCGGCAAACTTATCATGCGGAACATAATCAATACCGGCACGGAAACGAGGTAAGGTTACTTCCGGAATCGGGTCTATTTCCCAACCAATCATTGATGTTGCCCAGTTTACGCCTTCCAAGAGCTTGTTAATAATCCAAATAATGCCGTTGATTACATTCTCAACGAATGTAGGCAAAAGGTTAAATACGTTCTTGAAAATGTTAACAACACCGTTCCACGCTTGTTCCCAGTTTCCCGAAAACACACCTTTTACGAAATCTACAATTCCATTAAAAATCCCCGAAAGCGGTTCAAGAATTTTTTTGACTCCTTTAATTGCACCGCCTAAAACCTCCGAAAAGATTTGCGCCAACCATTCAATCACCGGAACAAGTGCAGGAATAAGTGTTTCAAGCATTTCACCGAGTAGGTCAAGAACCGGGCGAAGAGCGTCAAAAACCAGTGATATAACAGGCGATAGCTGTTCAAAGACAGGCTGTAAAATGCCGACAATCGTGTTACATAATTCGCTTATAATCGGAATAAGAGGTGTTAAAAGGTCATTAAGGAATATAGCTAAATCCTCTATAATCGGAGTAAGTGCCGCCAACAATCCATTGAGCAATACGCCGGCAAGCTGAATGAACACCTCGATTACTGGCATTAAGAGTTCTACAAGCGTGCTGAATAACGGCATTATAGCCTGAATTATCTGCATGAAATACGGTAACAAGTCCTGTATAATCTGCAGTAAAGGCGGAAATAATTGCTCCACAATCTGTACAATGAGAGGGGCCAACTGCTCTATAAGCTGAGCTATAAACGGCAGTAGTTCCTCAATCAATGGCATAATCTGTTCAAGCATTGACACAATTATCGGGGCAACCTCTTCGCAGATGTTAATGAGAGCAGGTGCAAGGCTATCAGCCACACCTTCAATAATCGGTGATAACCGCTCAAGCAGCTTACCGCCTAAACCAATAAGCGAATTAAGCACGGGTTCAGCGACAGCACCGATTTGCGCCATTGTATCAGACAACTGCTGATGAGCTCTGTTAGATTCCATTACATCGGCGTTTGTTTCCTTGTACTGAGCAGAGGCATCAGAATATAGCGATGTGAGGGTGGATGTGATTAACTGCTGTCTTTCTTGTTCTGATGAGCATTTAGCAAGTTTTTCATTAAATTCATCTTCTGACACGCCCATCCAGTTAAGCGCATCGGCAAGCGAACCTGTTACAGTCCCGACTTTTGCTGTTTCGTTTGCCGCCTCGGTCAAGCCTTCAATCGGGAGCGAATCGCCAAACTGACCGTAAACACCTGTGCAAATTTCCGTCCAAGATTGCAAGTCTTTGGTGGAATTACATAGCAAAGAAAGGTGGTTTGCGGCTTCTGTTGCTTGTCCGCTGTCGCCTACTACGGCATAGAGGTCGGAATATGTTTGCTTTGCGTCTGCCGCCGAAAATTTGTTTGTGGTGAAAGCTGTGTCAAGTTTTCCCATTTCTGTTCGGTATTCTCGGGTGCTCTCTGCGACAGCGGACAATGCTCCTACACCTGCCGCTGCTCCACCTACCAGAGCAGTTCCCCATTTAGCTGCTGTTTTGATTCCGCTACCGAGTGTTGAAGCAACGCCCTTGCTTTTCTTCTCGGTCTCTGCAATGGATTTGTTTGCTTCATCGTTATTTACGAATATAGAACCGAACAATTTAAATATTTCAACGGCCATTAGCTACACCTCCTCCCACTTGTAGTTATCAAGATAGTTTTCAATCTTTTTTTCAATTTCTTCCGTATTGACCGTATCAACAATGTTTTCGGGCCGTATCGAGCCTGTTGCCTTGTTAACGAAATCCGTGTACGACAAGCCTGTGAAATTTCCTATAACAGTCAAAATATAGGCCTTGTAAAGCAATTCGTCATTACGGTCATTTATAGCATTTTTGATAATCTCGACTGCCGATGAAAAAGACAGCTCATGCAGTACGGCAGTGTTACCGCAACAATACTGCAGAAGCATTCCATATGTTCTTACTTCAAGGCTAAGGCTGAGGTAAAAAAACTCTTAACATCGTTCTCCCTGATGATTGCCTTTACATTGTCAAGAACCTCGGAAATACTTAATTTACTTACATCATCAGCAGTAATGTCGCCTCTGATATCGGCCAGCAATGAATAAAATTCCTGTTCTGTTTCTTTGTTCGACAAAGAAGTCAAAAGCGTAATCACAAATTCAAGGCCGACCGCTTCGGTGTTGACTGTTTCATCTTTGCTGTTATTTTTGACAGCAATGCGATTTGCGAAGTCTGCAATTTCCTCTTTGATGTCTGCTTTTTTGATAATGCGAGCAAGAGTAAATGCGTCTTTAATGCTTAATTTTCTCATAATTATGCCTCCGTTGCTTCCGTTGTTTCTGTCGGTCTGAAAATCTTAAATGGCGGTTTGATTTCCTCATCCGAATCATAAACCTCAGGCGAAAGGTTACCGTAGAACTGAGCTTCTACCTTGCCGTTGTCCTTGTCAGCAATCGCAAGTGTAAGACCATTCTCATTGAAGCCATTAAACACCTGAATAATGCACGGCTTATCCTCTCCGAGGAGACAGCCTACCCAAGTGATGTTCTGAATGTAGTCACTGTCAAGAATAACATCTCTACCCGTGATTACATCGTAACCTACGACCTTTTCGTCTGTGCCTTTGTCGGCAATTCCAAGACCATAAATGAAGTTCTGAGTAGTCATCTCTGCAAGCGTTGCTTTAAGATAAACTTCCCAACCGTCAACTACCGTGTCACCTTTAGTTCTTGTTTTTACACCGTCAAATTCAAGGCGTCTGAGTGTCGGCTTGGCTGAATATTCACCGCCTTTGATTGTTACGCCAAGGCATTTGCCTGCCTTTTTAGCACTTGCATATGTGTCCGTAGCAGGATCATAGTTTACAAAAAACGCACCTGCGTCAAGTAACATACGGTCAGCCGTCTTATTGCTGTAACCGCTGTACGGTTTAATCTTTCGTGGCTTAACTATTGCCATTTTAATCATCCTTTCTGTTGTATTTCCTCATTTCAAGAGTGAACATCACTCTCTTTATTGATTTGTCTGATTCGGCAATATACTGCCGGTCAAAATTGTTGTAGAATTTGTAAAAAACATCGTCAACCAAGTATGTAGCCTTTGCTATGTTGTCGTAGATTTTGTCCACAACATCATCAATGTCCGCCGTAGTCTGCCTATCATAAACATTAACGGTCACAACAAACTTGTCATACGGCTCATCTGTGTAGAGCTGTTTGACCTCATAGACAAGGCGAGGAAATCCGCTTTCTGCCTGTAAAAAATAAGAGGGTGCATACTCAGCGAATAAGTCTTTCAAAAATTTCTTGATATTATTCACCGCTGTATTCCCCCTCGTTCAATTTGCGTTCTGCCTCTTCTGTACCTACGGCACTGAGGTATTGCTGTTCAATCTTTATAATGTCTTTGATGTTGCTTTCGGCAGCGTCGCTCAATGCTCCGATTTTTGGAGCTTTGCTTGTACCGATTTCTTGATACAAGCCGTAAAATCCGCCCGGCTTAAATCCTACCTGCAAGTCAGGAATTTTTTGCTTTGAGCGTACCCAATACTGCGTATTTTTCGCTAAGCGCCCCGTCCTGCGTTTTATTTTTTGTCGTGACCGTTTACATACCAATTTCCCAACATCACGCAGAGCGGCTCTTTCAAGCTCTTTGAGTGTGTACTGAATGCGGTCAACATTGCTGATTATCTCAACGCCGTTTTTTGTGATTTTGACTGCTTTAGGAAGTGACATTGTTTTCACCTACCACATCCGTTAAATACAGCTCTGTACGCTCTGTTCCTTTGATTTGATATGCGCGATAGATTTTGAACTTTTTATTATCGAGGTAACAAAATTCTTCGTTCTGATACTCAAAGGAATTAACTTCAAGCATACATTCAGGTTTTAATCCGTTAGCTTGCGCCTGAAAGAACTCGGATTGTCTGACATATTGCCGCTGAGCATAGACCTTGCGGAGCTTTTCGGACTGAACAATTTCACCGATATCGTTTGTTGTTTCGTTATAGCCCGAAGAAACAAGCAAAATCAAAGTATCTGCATTCATTCTGTTTGTGCTCCTCTCGCCGCCATTGCATCGCGCAATTCTTCGTAATGCCGTGCCCATTCGCTGTCGGCGGTCACCGAAAAATAAGCACGGCAATAGAACTTGATTGCCTGCATAACAAGTGCAGTTGAGTTTTTGTCGTTGACATCAACTCCTGCACCTGCCATGTCACTTTTGGCAGAATCAATGAGGGCAGATATTTCATCATCAAACAGCACCGTATTGATACGGAGCGAAACCTTTACGGCTTCAATTTCATTTGATACTGCCATAATTCAAACCTCTTTTAAGCGCTCTTTTTTACGAGCTTAACAAGGCTGTGAGTATCCACGACCTTACCGTCTGCAAGCATTACGGCTTTAAGGACTGTGTTATCGGTGTCGTCCTCTTCGTACTTCTTGACACTTAAACCCATTACCTCGTTGAAGATGTAATCGTTAAGATTGAACATCATCGCAAAGGTTGTGTCGGCTGAAACCGTGTCAGCGTACGAATCCATATAGCCGTCTGTTGGGATAACAGCACGACCGAAAAGTGAGAGTGACGGCTTGCCGTTAAGTCCTTCGGACATACGAGCGACAGGCTGACCGTTGCTGTCTGTGATGCCCATGAACGCAAAGAATGACTTCTTTGTCATCAGCCATACAGCGTCATCGTATGCAGCAGGAAGAGCCGCCTCAGCAGAGCAAAGTGTTGAATATGTAAGCTTGCCGGTTTTTGCAATTTCAATTGTCTGGCCTTCAGGGGGAGTGCAAGAAAGAATGCCGGTTGGCGAACCTGAACCCGAACCCTTAATGATTGCCATTTCACAAGCCTTAACAACTGCGTTCTTAATCTGGTCGATAAACTGTGATTCAAAAGTGTCAAGCGCCGTTTTGGTCATAAAGAGCGAGAACGCAACCTTGCATTCAAGCTTATAGCCGGCAAAGACAACCTTGTCAGTAGTTACCTGCTGCTGGTCTGAACCCTTTTCCTCATCAACCCAGCTTGCTGTCGGACGGATGTTCTGTGTAGGGATAAGGAGCGCTGTCGGATAAGCCGTCTTGAACACTCTTGCGTAAATTTCGCCGATTTTTTCAAGTTCAACGATTAAACGCTGATACATTGTGGTCGGCACAATAGCCGCCGCAGTGCTTGATGTGGTCTGTGATGCCACATTCATAAACTTCTGTGGCACGGGTACGCCGTTCTGAATATAGTTAGCAAATGCTTTTCTGTATTCAAGTGTTGCGTACATATCTGTTACCTGTTCGCCCTCATCTGTAAGGTCGATGTTTGTCTTGTGATTTTCAAATGGTGCAGGCATTTTGATTCCCTCCTCTGCATTTTTGTTTGCCTTGTCTACGGCAGAATTTTCAAAATCGTTGTCAAGCTTGTCAATCTGCTGTGTAATCTCTTTCGCCTCGGCGAGCTTATTTTCTGCAATGAGCTTTTTTGCCTTGTCATAAAGAGCATTTCTCTTGTCGAGATATTCCTGTTTGTTCATCCTTCTTCAACTTCCTTTCGTTTAAGTAATTCAAGTTTTACTGTAAGCTGTGTTTTTTCGTCCCTCATCTGTTTGATGATTGTATCAGGGATAAGACCGTTAAGGCTTGCCGCAAGTTTAACCTCTTTTGGCTTTTCGGCGTATTCCGTGACCTTGTCAATAAAGCCTTTTTTAACCGCCTCATCAGCAGTGAGCCAAGTTTCCTTGTCCATAAGTCCAATAAGCTCGTCCTCGCTCATACCCGTTTTAAGTCGGTAAGCTGTTGCAACGGCTTTACTTGCTTTAAGCAACACGCCTGATTCGTGTGCCATGTCATTGTAATCGCCTGCGGCATAGCTTGAAACATTATGAATCATAAGCATACCTGTCGGCACAATTTCAGATGTGCACGCACAAGCGACGTATGAAGCGGCAGAGGCGGCAAAAATGACCTTGATTGTAGCCTTGCTTTCGGCGAGCATATCGTAAATTTCGGAGGCGGCAAAGATGTCACCACCTGATGAATTTATAACAACCTGTACGCCCTCGTCGTTCGCCACATCATCGAGCTGTAAGCGAATGTCGGCAGGGCAACAAGAGGCTACTCCAAACCAGTCGTAAATCCACTTATCATCATTCGTAATGATAGGGCCCTTAATGTCAATTGTTTTCGGCATCATTTTCACCTCCTTCGTCAACTGCAACTGTATCTAATCTTCTGAGCGGAGTATCACCGCCCGGAACAGGAGCAAGACCAAGTGATTCTCGCCATTCATTCGGAAGCATTGCTCCACGGTCTACCATTCCGGCGAAATTCAGTTTTGTTTTAAGGCTTGCAGATTGTAGATTGAACGAACCGACTGCTATGTAATTTCCACAACTACGCTGACGGCGAGTGAATAGTTTCCGTGTCAGCTCGTTTTTAAGCTGAATAATTTTAGGTGAAATCACCGCCTCGAAATAGGCGTTTTCTTCATCTTCGTTCGCTGTTGATGTGATAATTTTTGCATTGGTGTTAAACAACTCAAAGATTCTGTTTTTTGTTCTATCCATTTGCAAAGCATTTGGAACATAGTCGTTCGGGGTTATCTGCTTTGCGTCAACTTTTGCGTCAACTGCCGCAACACCCACGGAGCTGTTGCTGATGTTAAGGTAGTTATCAGCAAACGATTTTGCGTTCTTTTTCAAGTCCTCAGGGCGCAATGATGAAGTATATTTCAGCAACCATTTAATGACACTTGAATTTCTGATAGCGCTGATGATGCCACTGTCGGTTGTTTCAACAATTTCAAGCAAAGGAGCAAGAGCCTTAAATTTGCCACTTCCGAATATGTCATTTTCAGCAAAATCATCGCGCAGGTGAATGACATCTTCGGAGGCAAAGCGATAGGTCTTGCCGTTTGCAATAATAAATTCATACACAAGGTTGCCATTCGTATCATACAAATCCGTAGCTGATTTAGCCGGTATGAAATACAATTCCATAGGCAAGCCGTTTGTGTCTCTAATGATGAGCCAAAAAGCATTACCTGATAAGGACAACTGTGTGCTTGTCCTATATAGGAGCATATCCATTGTTGTGTACGGGTTAGGTTCTTCAAGTAAGAACTTGACGTAAGGCTCGGGATTGATTAAGAGGTCTTTCCTGCCGTCAACGATTGTTTCCCTTATGTGCTTAATTGATAATTTTGAAAATCTGAGAGCCTGCGCATTAACGCAAGCTCGGACAGTGTCGGAATCATATGCTCTGTTGCCCCACAAAAAGAAATTTGAATTATTCTGTGTAACAAGTTCAACCCTTGAAAAATTCTTTGTCTTTCTGACATTGCGAACAGAATTTAAAAAGTTCTTAAATTTTCCCATTCTCTCACCTCCTAAACAATGCTTAGGTATTCATCTTCGTACTCAAAATATATCGTGTAAGCGTCAAGCAAAGCTGCAGTACCGTCAATTCGTCTTGTTGACTTTGAGGTCTTAATCGGCTGTATATTACCATTTCTGTCCTCATCTATTGCGGTGTTTGCGAGACACCATTTATCAATTGGATTGTTGTTGTAAATTATTCTTTTCTTTACAAGGTCGGCTTTGAGAGCTTTCATCGGAGCAGACAGCGTTTTCTTACCCTGATGTACAGCTTCCATAACGGTAGGACCGAAAGCGTCAATCATCTGATTAACCCACATCTGAGCTGACCAAGCGTCATAGCCCTCTTTCCACAAGTAAATGTCGTATTCGTCTTGTAACTCTTGATACCAAGCTGTTACAACACTTGCGTCAATCTTGTTTCCGGGGCAGGTACGCATAAAGCCCTGTTCTATCCACTTATCATATGGAATTTTGTCCTCGGTTACTTTTTTCTCTACGAGGTCTGCCGGTATCCAGTACATTGACAATACAAAAATATTTTCATTGTCAGGCACTCGGAACAACATCTTGGCCGCTGTAAGGTCGGTTGTGCTTGATAGGTCTGAGCCGCCTATTCCGTAAGTCGGATGAAGCTTCTTCACATCGAATTTTGTTTCGTTGTTAAGCTCCTCAAAATTAAGCCACGATTCGGTTGATGTTTCGGCTATGTTAAATTCTTTGCATACAAGGTTACGTACAAGCGACGGATTCGCCTGCGCTTTTTTAACTTTGCTTGCAAGGGCATTTCGGTTTTTAATTGTGCCAAGTCCCGGGTTAGCCTTTTCCCAGCAATCGGGTTTTTCCCATTCTTCACGCTTGTCAAGCTCGTAGATGATGTAAAGGCTGTGTTCGTCCTTGTAGCCTACCTCGTCAAACAAGCCGTTCGTGGTGCGGACAGCATCGTCATAGATTTCATCGTAGATGTCCTCTCTGATTTTTCCGGCTGTTGTTGTCACAAGGATAAGCGGTTGGTCTCGTCCGATCGTACCGTCAGCCATAATGTCATACAACTGTCTGCCGTTCTTCCATTGATGAACTTCGTCCATAAGGCAACAATGCACATTCAATCCGTCGAGTGTATCTGAATCGGAAGCAAGCGGCTTAAATACTCCGCAGTTGTAATCTTCTGAACTCAATTCATTCAGCAGTGGTTTAATTCGCTTTAGCAGAGTTTCACTCTTGCGAACCATTCGTTTTGCTTCCTGCCAAATGATTTTAGCTTGATCTCGCTTGGTGGCAACTGCATACACTTCGGGACCGGGTTCACCGTCGCCGATGAGCATATACAAGCCAACCGCAGAGGCAAGCAAAGACTTGCCGTTTTTCTTCCCGATAATCAGCACAGATAAGTTATACTGCCTGGTGCCGTCATCGTCCACAAAACCAAAAGTCGCCGCAAGCCACGCTTTTTCCCACAGCTCAAGCTTTACAAGCTGACCGCCCATCTTACCTTTACTGTGTCGGCAGTAGTTTTCGACAAATTCAATAATGTGATTTCCTCGCTTGGCTTCATAGTGGTAGCCGTCCGTCGGATTAATCACCTTATCACTTAAATACTTGTACCATTTGCGTATCTTATCGCAAACAGTAACCTTGCCGTTCTTTATCTGCTCGTAATATTCAAGTATCGGATTATAGCTTAATGGGTAGCGTTTCAAAGCTTGTCACGCCCCTCGACAAAATCGTCAAAGCCGTCTGTTGTCGCAGTCTTTGCCTCGGTCACTTTTGGAAGCATATCGTTGAGCTGTTTAATGTATTTAAGGTAGTTGCCGAGCATTGTATTATACAAATCCGCCTCAGGCCTTTTGCGCGAATACGGCTCTTGTGTTTCCGACTGCGAAAACAATTCAGTCAAGCCATAAATCGCAATGTCTTGTTGCAGTTCTTTCAGTCTGATTCGAGTGAACGCCGCATTCTCAATCAAGCCAACAGCGAGGTCTTTTCTTTTAACCTCTATGTCCTTGTAGATTTCCGTTAATCGCTTTATCTCTCGCTTAATTGCTCTTTGTTCTTTCTGTTCGTCAGTCATTTTACAAGTCACACCGTCCTTTCACACAAGATTTTAGGGGGAGGGGGGGCTATATGTAAGGCGCGCAAAAAATCTAACTGCCCCCCTCGGTCCTACGGTTACCGGTTTCCGATTTTTCAACGGGGGGGATAATCGGTCGGAGCATTCCGCTTTCGTCAAAAAAATATTTTTTCGGTTCGCAACCACCTATTCCGTGTCCCGGCAAATCATCGTGACATTTTTTGCACACAAATAATAAATTGTCGTGGTTGAGAGTAACATCAGGATTGTTTATGTTGCTCTCATTAATCATGATCTTATGATGCACGATAAAGCCGTGTCGCTCTTTACATAGCTGACACAATCCGCCGTCAACAAGCATTCGTTCTGCGATAAAACTTTGTCGGCAATCCTGCCACTTTTTAGATTTGTAAAAGCTTACAGCAAATGCCTTTGCCATATCGTACACCGCCAAATAAAAAATGGACTTACAACACAGATAGTCCGTCTGCATTATAAGTCCATTGTATATTTTTTCTCGTTGCATTATTGGTGCAATTTAATTATTGTTTGTTATCTTTCGTCTGTCTTAGCTAGCCCCAATAAATAATCAGTAGTAACATTCAGAGCAATTGACAACCTTCGTATATTGTTCGTCGTCGGCGCTATTTCGGCAGTTAGGTATCTACAAATCTGACTGCGTTGAACTCCCGATTTCCTCGCTAACTTTGTCGGGCTGATATCTCTCAGCTTCATAGCCTTTTCAAGCTGCGTCGAAAAGTCAACATCAGTCCTGTGTATTTTGTCCACTAATATGCGCCCCCTTAAATTCTTTTGCTTTGTAAATCTTGCAAAAGTGTCCTCTTGTTTCATATGTAGTTCTGTTTTTCACAAAACAGTAATGAGATGAGGTACAAAAAAGATTATTACCCCCATAGTATACGCAGGTCGCACAGCGCTTGTGCTTCTGCCTATATTCATTTGGCGTCATTTCACAATGATGTACTTTCATTTGTTTTAATTCTCCTTTAAAATTCCATCTTTTGTAAAAGTGCGCCCGCATTCTCCGCATTTTACACATACAATTCCGTAACTGTCTGGATTTTTGCACTCGTTACTAACATAACAATCTGCAAAAAAGTTCTTTTCATCGTAATCCTTAAATTTTTCAAGCTCCTTTTCCACACGATACGGTTCAAAATCTATTATTTCGCCCTTAATCTCTCTCGCTGTCAATCTATATCCACCTTGCTTTCAAGCCAGTGTTTCGTGCAGTCAATACAACTGCCATTGAATCGCTTTTCCATAGGACAGCCGACATACGGAGTTCCATACGGACAATCGAAAAAATTCATACAACTCCGAGCCATTTCGTCAATTGACATCTGTTTGATTTTCTCAAAGTTTGTCATTGTGTTCACACCTCACTTCAACAATTCATCTGTTGTGATGTTAAATAAATCCGCTACAGCTATTATGGTTTCGATATTAGGCTCAAATTTTCCCTGCTCATAGTAAGATATACTTGTTCTGCTCAAATAGAGCTTTTCACCCAACTCATCTTGCGTTAATCCGTTTTTAATCCTCAACGCTTTTAGCTTTTCAGAAAATGCCATTACTCTTCACCGTCCTTGATAGAGATAGGCTGATTCCAACATTCAACGCAGTTATGGTCTTTTCTGCAATCATCACTGCTCATCAGCCCTAAATGATATGGACATATACATTTAGGTATTTCGGGTGATATTATCCCTGCTTCCACTGCTTCCAATTGAGAGTACAACAATACTGTCCTAAGCTGAGCGTTCGGATAATTTTTCAAGAACTCACTTAAATAAGTCGTCTGCGGATGTTCATCCGACCATTTCTGTACAATTGCAATTGCCTTTTCAGGGTGCCTTAATTCTAATTCAGTGCAAAGCATTTCTTCGTCATTATTAAATCTGCTCAATGGGCAATGATTACACGAAATACGACACACACCAACATCACTTGATTTTGTCATCCGAGCTTGTTCACTCAGATAGTTTTCAGTTTTAGAGCAGTCAATCATTTTCTTCGTCTCCTTCAAAATTAACAACTTTTCCATTGTCGGTGTAGTCCCGCTTATCAAATTCAAGTTTCAGCTTGTCGATAACCACATGGTCGATATGCTCCCAAAACACTTCGTCAGTATCGGAGTGTTCAATTATCTCGGTCATCGACTTCAAAGCCTTTGCACATCTATCACGACCAAAGCCGAAATCCTTATACAAGGCAAATACAATAGTCTTAAAAATTCGCCTTGTCAGGTCATTGATTTCTTTGTCCTTGACTTTCTGATATTCCCTGTCGGCAAGGCGGTTAATCTCCGCCATAGCCTCCTTTTTCAGCTTAACGGGTATTCTCGCTTTCAATGCTTTCTCTCCTTTCGTCAATCTTATCAAGTGCAGTTACAATCAACGAGCTTTTGGCTTTGGTGTCCATAAGCTCTGCCTGATAGTAAAACCGACCCATTGTATTCCGTCTGATGATACAGCCTTTCAGAATGTATTCTGCACCATTGTACAGCACAATTCTTTCAAGGTTGCGTTTAACTTCCGAGATATTCACAGCATTTCCACCTTGATGTAAATACCCGAAACCTCTGCCCAAAACTTTTCACATATCTCACTTGCAACAAGTGCGTCATCAGACCAAAAGCCGAGAGCAGTCATACAGTCTTTTAGCATTTTTTGCAGATTGTCCGTGTCAGGTTTTGTTATACGATATTCGCCGTCCTGATGTTTACCACGAGGGAAGCACCACTTTGTTATCAACCTGACACCCGACTTGTACGGTTCTGACGGTTTAAACTTTGCCAAATGTGACGTGAGTTTTTCTCTTGCCTGTTTCACCTCGGGCGGATTGTAAAAAACAGGTTTGCCGTTTTTTACCATAACCTTATGTTCCTGTGCAGTTACGGTTGGCGGTATCATCGCGATGAAAAATTCCATTTTTTAACATTTCACTCCTTTAAAGCGTTAAAGCCACTTTTGATTTTTGAATTTTGCTTTTAGTCACAGGTCAGGGGAAGGAGTTGTTGTGCGTAAGCTTCGCACAACTACTTCACCCCTGTGACCTTTAGGGAACGGACACCGTTTATATATACGTAGTATATATAGTTTTGTCTGTCCCTCGGACATTCTCGATAATTTATCGACTTTGTCTCTGATTTTTGTCCGAGAGGGACATTTTCGATTTTTTATCGACTTTGTCCCTCTTAGGGACACGGACAGGGACATAAAATTTATCGACTTTGTCCCTCGGACAGACAGACAAATTATTCGACTTTGTCCGTGTCCTTTCGTCCTACTTCACCGCCGTCTATCCAAAAACCGCCGTGCTCTTTTATGTATCGTCTGACCGTTTTTTCGGACTTTCCCATATATTCTGCTAAGTCAGCTACATTTGCCTGACCGTTTTCCTCAGCACCGCTAAACGCTGTTTCGAGGGCATTGTTTTGTTCCTGCTTGCGTTCCGATTCACTTTTTTTCTTGCTAAAATTCTTCTTGTAGGGCGAGCCTTTGATGTTAAAATCGCCCTCAAAATTACAGTCTTTCAACACGCCTGTTGTATCTAATTTGTGTATCGGATAATCAAACCAAAGGTTAAGTGCATCAAATGCCGGAAACTCTCGCAGAGTACCCTCTATTCTCCACGCTGACATTCCCTTTACGGTTTTTTCGGCTCTTGCAACATCTGACATCATCAGCTTAAAAGACTGTTCAGGAAGCGTTTTGCGTGCGATGTCAATCATATTATTTGCCATTACCAAATCATCCTGCGAACACACTTCACTGATTTTGTTGAAACGACCTATCCAGTCTTTGCAGATTTTACAGGTTCTTTCATCCTTTTGCTGCTTCATCAAATCTTCGCTGATTTCAAGCTTTGTAAGGTCAAGGAGTGCATCGGGGTCACGAGCGAAAACACCCGAACCCGAAACTCTGTCCATTGACTTTTTACCGCCCTGAGCACCTTTTGAATGGTGGTGACAGTAAATTACCGCACAACCGATTTCGGTACATACCTTGTCAAACTGGTTGCAAAAGTGTGCCATTTGGTCTGCGCTGTTCTCATCGCCTGTAATAACCTTGTATATCGGGTCAATTACTACGGCTATAAAGTTGCCTTTTAAAGCTCTGCGTATGAGCATAGGGGCGAGCTTATCCATAGGTACGGACTTACCACGCATGTTCCATATATCAATTCTGTTTAAGTTTTTTGGTTCAAGTCCTAATGCTTCATACACATCTTTAAAGCGATGAAAGCAGGACGCACGGTCAAGCTCAAGATTCACATACAAGACATTGCCCTGCGCACACTTAAAGCCGAACCATTCTGTTCCCTCTGCAATTGCAATACACAATTCGATAAGACCAAATGACTTACCTGCTTTTGAGGGTCCGCCGAGGAGCATTTTATGCCCCTGTCGCAATACTCCCTCAATCAGAGGCGGAGCAAGTTCAGGAGGATTTTCAAAAAAATCTGCAAGGTTGTCAAGGTCGGGTAAGTCATCGTTAATGCTCTCCACCCAGTCTTTCCACTCGGCAAAGTCTGATTTACCGATGTTTGTGTCAATGATAAACTGCTTTTTGCCGTTGCGGATAACACCGGGCATACGGCTCAATCTTGACGGATTGCGGTTCTGCTTGTCGATTTCAAAACCGTTTTTATGGCATACATTGTAGAGATAATCAACTCTTTTGCGGTATTCGTCATAGTTTGCGGCATCAATTTTAACGATAGCGTGGACTGATTTTCCGCCCGAATAAACAAGCACCGCAACAGGCAGCTCAAGCTCTCTGATGATTGCGTTTTGCTCTTCAAGAGCCATACAGTCAGATTCCACGAGAGCGTAACGATAATCGGTTACATTCTCGTTTTTAACACCCTTGCCGTCCAATGGGTTGAACCTTATCCACGCGCCTGTCTCGGGTTTGTAATCACCAAATACATTTGAAATATCACCGTCACAATTGTTGAGGGCGGCAATAAGCTCACCTGCCGTACGGTCACAACTGCCCTTTGTAGGCAGATATTTAACCTTGCCGTTATCGTTCTTCTCCCAAGTTTCGGTTACATAGCCGACATTTTCGGAGCTGTCAAAGAGGGTTTCAAGGTAGGTTACAATTTCATTCACAGGATTCCAGTTTGCAGGCTCGTGAAACTTTACACCCTCACAGGCTGTTACTCCGATATCGCCCTGTTCAAAAGCAATTTCATCATTCCAGCCGAGTTCTTTCGATTCACGAAAAGTCATCCCCCTGTCTTTTGCCATTTGGACTATCGTGCCTGCTGTGACAGGTGAGGCAGAGCCGTTAAAGCTCTGCCATTTCTTTTCACACTCACCGTTGTGATATCGGCTGTCTGCTCTGCTCCAATCGTCCCAGTCCTTTACGCTGTATCCCTCTTGTTTGAGTGCCATTCCGACATTTACCCAGTCTTGGTAGTCAAGCTCTGACGGACTGATGTATTCAAGTGCATTAAGTAAGTCCAACCGTATTCACCTCGCTTTGCGGTACATATGTTTTCGGGTTAATGTTTTTCGGAGTTCTCCAACCGTTTGCGGCAATCCTTGAAATCAAAGCTGACGCTTCGTCAAACTGCCATTTGCCCACGTGCTGAAAACCTCTGCTTTCAAGCATACGGATTTGTTTAGGTGTGGTTAAGCCCTCAATTCTTCGCTTTTCGAGCCTGTCAAGAATAAGTTTTGCTTTGCCGGCACTCTGGATTTCATCGGGGAATATTCCGAGCTTTTCAAGTTTTGCTTTCTGTTTGTCTGTAGGCGGAGAACACTCCCAGCCGAATGCCGGAACATATCCTGCAAGGTCCTGCGCCTGAATTGACATTTCGTACTGCAACGGATCTACAAGTTTGCGTTTGCGTGTTCGCATTTCCGCAAGCTGATTTGCAAGCGCCTCTTCACGCTGAGCAACAACATCTTCACTTGCTTTTTCCTCCGCTTCTTCAATGTCAATCGGACAGCCTGCCTGTTCTGATAAGTTTTCGGTCATTTTTTGTGCGACTTCATCGTTGTCGCAAATGAGATGTGCAGGTCTGCAAAGTTCGTGCCGTTCTGTATGCCATAAAAAGTCGAGCAACAAAAGCTCCGTCTTGTTTGGAGCAAGTCTTGTACCTCTGCCGACCATTTGGCAGTAAAGTCCACGCACCTTTGTAGGTCTTAACACGACTACGCAGTCAACGCTTGGGCAGTCCCAACCCTCGGTTAAAAGCATTGAGTTGCACAACACATTGTATTTATCGTTTTCAAAGTCCTGCAATATCTCTGCTCTGTCCTCGCTGTTACCGTTGACTTCTGCCGCCTTAAAACCTTTCTCATTCAAAATGTCACGAAATTTTTGTGATGTTTTTACAAGAGGTAAAAACACAACAGTTTTACGGTCTTTACAGTATTTTTTCATTTCCTCGGCAATCTGATAAAGATACGGATCAAGTGCCGTGTCAATGTCGCTTGCTTTAAAATCTCCTGCCTGTGTGGCAACTCCCGAAAGGTCAAGTGTAAGCGGTATTGTTACGGCTTTAATCGGTGACAGATAACCCTCTTTAATAGCCTTAGGGAGCGTGTATTCATACGCAAGCGAATCAAATACTGTTCCTAAATTTTTCATATCTCCTCGGTCGGGTGTTGCGGTAACACCCAACACTTTTGCATTGTCAAAATGCTCAAGCACACGCTGATAGCTGTCGCTGATTGAGTGATGTGCTTCATCAATAATGATTGTGTCGAAATAATCGCTGTCAAAGTTTGACAGCCTTTTCTCACGCATAAGCGTCTGTACAGAGCCTACAACAACCCTGTTCCACGAGCCTATGCAACTTTGCTCGGCTTTTTCAACTGACGAATTAAGTCCTGTTGCCTTTTGAATTTTGTCCGCCGCTTGGTCGAGCAATTCTCCACGGTGGGCAAGTATCAGCACCCTGTCACCTCGACGGACACATTCTTCGGTGATTTTTGCAAAAACTATCGTCTTGCCACAGCCTGTAGGCAAGACAAGTAATGTTTTTAAATTGCCGCTTTCCCACTCGGAGAAAACGGCATTCTTTGCTTCATTCTGATACGGTCTAAGTTGCATTAAAAGCTACCCGGTGTCCAGTTATTCGGCATCGCAGTATTTGGCGTTGCAGGCTGTGTGTTATACTGCGGCGGATATGTAGGCTGTACATACTGCTGAGGTGCAGACTGTGTTACGGCAGGCGATATCGTTGTCACCTGCTCATCGTAGGCATAGAAATACTTGATGTCATTTGTTACGCCCTCTGTGCCGTCATTCTTGACATATTTGCGGATGATAACCTGACATTTACCTTTTTTACCGATAATGCCTGTCCAGTCCATGCGGAGCGGTTCACCATGCTTTTTCATCGACACCGAAAGGAACAGCTGTGACAGCTTCCATTCAAGCGAGGAGTGCAGTACGAAATTAACTGTAATTTCTCGCTTGTCATCTGCTCCCCACACATCAAAAGTCACTTTTGCCATATTGCATGGTGGCAGTTTACCTTTACCCTGTGAGCGAGCACGCTCAACCTTTGCTACTGTAAAATCATAATCACCCTCGGGTAGTGGTTCATAATTTCCGCCCTCTTCGGTTATTTCATCGTTCCAACCAAATTCTCTATCCATTTATACATCTTCCTTTCTCATTAAAACGGTAAGTCACGGTTGCTCTGTATCACTTCAAACACCTTATTCCACGCCCCCACAAGGCAACCGTTAATAAATCGTGGGTCATAGTTTGTAATCGGTGTATCATAAGGGTAGTGTCCCTGTGTAAACACCGCCTGTCTGATTTCGCTTTCATCAACACCGTTAGCTCTCATAAGGTCGGCAAGTGCTTTTGGTATGCCCTCAGGAATATTGACAGATTTATCATTCTGTATCTGAGGTGTTGACAGCGGTACAGGCTCGGGAACTTTTTCAATCTGCGTAGTTTGTGGCACGGGCTGTGTCACAGGCTCTGCTTTAGGCGGCTGAGGTGTCGGATTCTGCGGAACAGGAGCGTTATTTACAGGTGCAACATCATTAAAAATATGGGCAATGCCTGCATAGCTAAAGTCCATTTCTTCGGGCAGTCCGTGACGGTTCTTTGCATCCCAACAAGGGTGATGGAGCGTGTACATCACTCTCCCTCCGCCCTGTGCCTTGTACTTTCTGCCGTCTTTGTCGGTCGCTACCGCTACTGTTTTATAATTTGCAAAAAGCACCATATCCGCCCATTCTTTTACAAGCGGAGAAATCTGTGAAGCAGTCTTTTTGCCGAGTTTTAGCTCCCAACGGTCATACTCGCCGATTTCATCAGGCTGTGAAAACTTGCGGAGCTGTGCGTGTGCGGTAAGCACAACATTGATACCTCTGTCAATCAAATCTTCAAGGCTGTTCAAAAATCTGCCGAACTCCTCTTTTTCGTAAACATATCCGTTTCCGTAACCGAAATCTTCAATACCTTTTTTGCCGTACTTTGAGCAAATATCATCAATACAAAGCTGTTCTGCCCAGTCGATTGTATCAATAACAACCGTCTTGCATACAGTCGGATTGCTTTTGATATATTCAAGCTGACTTTTGAGCATAGTCCACGATGTCGGCTTATCCATTCTCGCAACATCAAGGTTTTTTGTGCTGCCCTCCGTGTCGATAAACAGAGGATTCGGAAACTGCGAAGCAAAAGTTGACTTGCCGATACCCTCGGGACCGTAAATTACAACCTTTTGAGCCGACTTGATTTTACCTCTTGTGATGTTCATTATCTCACCCCCTGTACATCGGTATAACCGCAGGCAAGCTCTCTGTGCGGATTGCATTTGATTACACATTCATTTGTATTTGTTTTAGCTGTAGTTCTTGTAGCCATAATTAAAACTCTCCTTCTGTCCAAGTCGGTGTTGTAACAGGTACGGTTGTTTCGGACTTAATATAACCGTCCTCGATGATTATTGAACATTCATCACCGTTTGAAACTCTTGTTGCAATAGCCTGCAATCCCTCTGATTCAAGCCATTTTGCAAAGTCTTTGAGTGTGTCGGTATCCATTTGTTCGAGCTTGTCAAGCAGGACAAATCCGCATTCGGGATTGAGCTTGCGAACAATTGCCGTAGCGACACGAAGCTGTTCCGAACCGCTCATGTTGTCCCACTTAAAACCGTTATATGTAAGCTCGCCATTTTCAACCGATAAGCCGTCAAGGGGCAAGTTTGCGTTGTTGAGCAGGTCATATTTTGTTTTACGGATTTCTTCAAGCTGTGCTGTCATATCGGCGTACTTGCCGTAATATTCCTTTGCGTCCTCATCAGCTTTCGCTTTATCGAGGTTGGCTCTGACTTTGCGGTTAATTTCGTCAATCTCGGTAATGTTTCTTTCAAGCTCTGCCGTGCTTTCATCGTGCAGTTCGGCAACGGTCTTTCTGCTCTGTTCAAGCTGTGCAAGCACTTTTGTAAGTTCGGAATTGTATTTTCTCAAATCCTCGTTAAGCCTGTTTATTTCGCTCTGCAAATTGTTGGCACGGCTTTCAAGGTTATCTTTTTCTGCTCTCAGACGGTTATTTTCACCGTTGCGTGCAAGAATTTCCTGTTGTTTATTGATAAGTTCCGAGGCTGACACAGGTTCGTTCGGCACGCCTTCGTATTCGGGCATTTCGGCGGCAAACTTTTTCTTTTGGTCTGCAATCTGACCGATAGCACGGCGCTCGTTATATACACCTGTTTCCTGCGTTTCAAGCTCGTAAACTCTGTTGCCTACACCAATAATTTGCAGGAGCGTGTCAGCCTTTTCCTTGCCGGTTGCATTCATAAATTTCGGCAGGTCAAGAGCAAAGTTACTGACAAATGCGTCAAGCAAAGCCTGTCCGCCTTTGTTGCCTGCGGTGTCAATTACTTTAAGACTGCTGTTCTTACCGCTACGCTCCACAACAATACCGTTTGAGAGCTTGATTTTGAGGTGTGGCGGAATTGTCGAACCCTCACGGTACGGAGCAGACGGAGCAAAACGATTACCTCCGAGAGCCCACGCAATTGCGTCAAGAACAGATGTCTTGCCCTGTCCGTTTTTACCGCCCAACACGGTAAGTCCGTTTTCGGTCGGCTCGTAAGCAACTGCCTTTACTCTTTTTACATTTTCGATTTCAAAAGCTGATATTTTTACTGACATATTAAAGTCCTCCTTGACAATTCGCTTAAAATTGTCTATCATTTAATTAAGGTATTTTTCTTTGTCCGTTGAGGCTTTGCAGAGCTTCAGCGGATTTTTCTTTTTTCCCTTACTTTAAG